ATGGTACTCAACTTATATGTAAAAGTAGACAGGCAGGGCTATGGCGTCCAGGTATGGTAAAAGAAGATGTAGTAAACGTTCTTAGGGAAAGGGCGACTAAGTATTGGAGAAAGGATCCTGATGAAACCCCCAAAATGGTATACGTACACTCTTCCCGAATCAATCTTATGGGATTCCGAAACAGTTGCACTCGCTCTACTGTAGTCCCAGAAGAACGATACGTTACAATGGTTGATGGGACGGTGGTACGAGTAGCAGACTACATACCTCCCAATATAGGATATATTATTTCCACGCGAGTGGCCTTCGAATGGGACAAACCATGATATTTTGTGTAAATCAAAAGGATAAGGTATCAAACTTAATAAAGGAATTCCATTATTCAGGCCGATCAGTTAACTCTATTTGTACATTTTCTTGGCATCTACCAAAGGATTCTCCTTGGGGAATTATTCCAGGTGAATGTGTGGCAGGTGCAGTATTTTCATCACCTCCAACCAGATGGTCTGAACCCGTAATCGAATTACTTAGATTGGTAAGAACAGAAATGGAAGGAATTCCACCATTAACAGGTCTCCTCTCAGAGTCTCTTAAATACCTTAAAACAAATACAGAACATGACCTTATCGTATCGTTCGCAGATAGTACACAAGGACACCACGGTGGTATATATCAAGCTGCATCGTGGAAGTACCACGGAAAGCGCGCAAAGGCAAATGATGGATTAATTATTGATGGTGTATTTGTGCCGGGAAGAACGTGTAATGCTAGATATGGTACACGAAGTCCTATCAAATTAAAAGAACAACGTCCCGATTTAGATATAGAAGCTCATTACGATGAAGGAAAATACTTATATTGGAAACCGTTAAATCGCAGCGGAAAGAAAAAGGCACAACGGTTAAAATTAGAATCTAATAAATATATAAAAGAATAATATGAATTTTTTTGAAAAGGTGGATGATTCCATTAAAGTTACAAATTCGTTGTGGTGTGAACGTTATCGGCCTACAACTTTGGATCAATATGTTGGCAACGGTGTACTAAAAGAACGCATTAAGGCGTATTTAGATGAAGGTGATATTCCTCATCTTTTGCTTTACGGAAGAGCAGGAACTGGAAAAACTACATTGGCTCGGTTGATTGTCAAATCCATAGAATGTGATTATCTGATTATTAACGCATCCGATGAGAATAACGTAGATACGGTACGTAATAAGATTAAAGGCTTCGCATCTAGTCAAGGATTCAAACCATATAAAATTGTTATATTGGATGAAAGCGATTATTTAACTCCGAACTCTCAGGCGATTCTCCGTAATTTAATGGAAACATTTTCCGGCCATTGCAGATTCATTCTTACATGCAACTATGTTCAGAAAATAATCGAACCAATCCAATCGAGATGTCAAACGGAAGCAATTACACCTCCATCTAAAAAGGATGTTGCTCTTCAATTAACTAAAATTCTTGAAGCTGAAAACATTCAATATGATTTGAAAGATTTGGTTCCTATTCTTGATTCGTGTTATCCTGATATTCGAAGGGCGATCAACACACTCCAACGGCAATCCAAATCGGGTAAACTGAAAGTAGACCAGCAGGCTATTCTTGATTCTGATTTCAAACATAAAATTATTGATGTGTTGGCATCTAAGAAAGGGGCAAGAGATTCATTCTTTGAAATTAGACAAATCATTGCCGACAATTCGATTAGAGAATTTTCGGATATGTACACTCTATTGAAGGATAAACTTGATGATTTCGCAAACGGCAAACAAACTACTTGTATATTGATATTAGCGGATAGACAAGCCCAGGACGCTCTAGTAGTGGACAAAGAAATAACGTTTTCCGCTTGCATTATCCAATTACTATCAGAAATACGATAAAATAATAAATAAATGAAAATAAATAATATGGGAAATCCTCCCGCTCAACCAACACAACAAGCAGTAGCCGCAGCTCTTGCTAGTTCTCAATATGTAACGTGTGTAACTAAAGAATGTAATGGTAAAATGTTTTTGCAAGCATCTGCTTACAAGCGATTATCAAAAATAGCGTTGGCAACCGATCAAGATATGTTGGTTCCAATTGAATTAAGTGTATGTGGAAAGTGTGGCGCTGTTCAAACAGAGTTGCTACCTGAAAATATGAAAGAAGATTTTAGCTAATATATGATGAAAAACACAAGAAATTCAATACAATGGGGCTCGATGAACAATCAAACGAACGAATCATTGCCGGCCGCAAATAACGACGTAAATGTGGCAGAAAATGTAATCCATTTTTGTTCAGCAGTCACAGACGAATCGGTTGCAAAGTTTAATGCAGAGCTCAGAAAGCTTGACCTAAAACTACAACAACAAACTATAGCATATGGATGTTCTCCTATTGTAATCAAGCTATATATCAGCTCACACGGTGGAGATGTAATGGCCGGCTTTTCGGCGATGGACACAATATTGAATTGTAAGTCTCCAGTCGAAACATACGTCGACGGTTATGTCGGTAGCGCTGGAACATTTATGAGTATAGTAGGCACAACTCGATATATGTACAAACATTCACATATGCTGATTCATCAATTAGCATCCGAATTTTGGGGCAAGATGGATGAATTTGAGGACAATAAGGAAAATATGGATAGAATACATAATATGATTAAAAACTTCTATTTAGAATATGCGAAATTACCACCGGAATTGTTGGATGAAATATTGAAGCATGATTTATGGTGGGATGCTGAAACTTGCCTTTCATTTGGACTCATTGATTACATTGTATGATGAACCCGAAGCCAGATAATGGAAAAGGCGACGAATATAGACGAATAAACATTGATAAATATGAAAGCAACTACGACAGAATCTTCTCCGATAAAAAAACCGACAAGCCTCTTCCAACATTTGAACCAAATAACTCAAGTACAGGATCCGTTGTATTGGGACAAACTAACGGATGAAGATCGCAAGAGCTGGAGCAACTTTATGGTATTAAGGTTCCTTTCTATGGATTATGACTTCATAGATGTTGTAAGCGAACTCCAACCGATTGTTCAGACTCTAGAACCGCATCTTTTGTATAAGGTGTTGATTGGTGTTATTCCAAGAGGCCGGCGGTATTTGAAATACGTGAAAGGAAAAACGGCAGATAAATATGAACCATGGTTAATTCAAAATGTGATGCATCACTTTGAATGTTCAAACGAACAAGCCATAGACTATCTCGATATATTGTATGGTACAGAAAACGGACGTAAGACAATTATGAAGTTATGTGGAATGTACGGGGTGGATGAGAAGCAAATCAAAAAATTGAAATTACAGGTATAGGATGGGGCGCTCGAGTTATTCACAGTATTCAATGTGGACTTCATGTCCACAGAAATACAAATTAAGTTACATTGATAAGAAAAGAAAACCAGCAGGAATACATGCTCAATTTGGAACTGCAATGCACTCAACAATGCAGCATTATTTAAGCGTATATTATAACGTTACAAAGAAAGCGGCAGATGAAATAAACATTGAAAAGCTACTACAGCAGAATTTAATGGAAGCGGTAGCTAAGGATTCTGAAAAGTTACCCGATGGTGAATTTGTATGTACTAGAGCAGAAATTGAAGAATTCTATTGGCAAGGCGTTGAGATACTTAGGTATTTTGTAAGGGATGCAAATATTAGGAAACTGTTTCAGAAGAAAGGATATGAATTAGTCGGTATTGAAGTTCCTGTTAATATTAAGATACGGGAGGGTGTAAGTGTAATTGGATTCATCGATGTTATATTGAAGGACGACCTCGGCAATTATATTATTATTGACTTAAAAACATCCACCTCTGGCTGGTCTAATTGGCAGAAGAATGATGAAGTAAAGAAGAATCAAATTATTCTATATAAAATGTGGTATTCAGAACAATATAATGTACCGATTGATAAGATAAGAGTTGCGTTTCATATTATGAAACGAATTATACCCGCTGAAACAGAAGCCAACCCATGGCCCAATCCTCGTATATCTACGTTTGTTCCTCCAAGCGGTAAAATCAAACAACGACAGGCTATCGATGATTTTATGTACTTCATCAATGAAGTATTTGATGCAAATGGTAAGCATATAGATAAAGATTATGTGAAGAAACCTGGTAAGCATTGTTCTTGGTGTGATCATCACATATCAAACGGTGGAGAATGTGATGGAATTTCATAATCTTATATACTTATATATGAATTAAATGAGATATTGCAATGGAAAAATCCACTGGGAAAACAAAGCTGACAAGTGTAAAATTATTGACTGGGGTTTATAAAAACTTTAAGATGATGGCGCTACAGCAAGGAATCACACTACAAGAAGTAGTAAATCGTTCTATTTGGTTATATAATAATAATGCCGAATACAGAGAAAAAATAGATAGAATAACAGATTTAGAAATAAGTGGTTCATTTTAAGAAATAAGGTTATATGAATAAGAAGAAAAAGATATTGCTCTTGTCAGACGACCTCAGGATGTCGTCGGGCATCGCGACTGTGAGCAGACAACTAGCAATGGGTACTGTGCATAAGTATGATTGGGTTCAGCTAGGTGCGGCAATCAAGCATCCCGAACACGGAAAAATGATTGATATAAGTGAAGATGTTAGAAAGAAAACAGGAGTAGAAGATGCTAATATACGAGTATTGGCAAATTCCGGATACGGTAACGCTGATTTGCTCCGGCATTTAATCAACGTGGAACGACCCGATATCATTTTACATTTTACAGATCCAAGATATTGGATTTGGTTATATGAAATCGCTCATGAAATACGTGAAATGGTTCCATTGACATTCCTCACAATTTGGGATTCACTACCTTCTCCAACATACAATGCTAACTTTTACGCATCGTGTGATTCATTGTTTTGTATTTCTAAACAGACATATGGAATAGTGAATCGAGTTCTCCACAATGAATTCGGCAATGAACTCAATATTTTAAGAGAAGGATACATGTCGTTGGAAAAGACATGGGACGATAAAAATTTATGGCTATAACGAATGCAGAATATTACAAACGATAAAAGAGACACAAGAGTTTATTACTGCCCACACGGCATGAATTTTGATTGGTATTATCCCATAACAAAACCAGATGAACTGGAAAATCTTAACAAATTCAGAATAGATTTACTAGCAAATGCGGGAAAGGAAAAAACCTTCATTCTATTGTGGATTAATAGAAATGTTAGAAGAAAACAACCAGGTGATGTTATATGGGCGTATAAAGCATTCTGTGATAGTATTCCAAGAGAAGAAGCCGACAAGTGTTTATTGGTTATGCACACTCAGCCAATTGATGATAATGGAACTGACCTATATGCAGTTAAAAGCAGAATGTGTCCAGATTATGATGTAGTATTCTCTGCCGGGCAAATGGATGAAACGCATATGAACTATCTTCACAACGCTGCGGATGTTACAATTAATATTGCCAACAATGAAGGCTTTGGGTTGACTACGTGTGAATCATTAGCGGCAGGTACTCCAGTCATCGTGAACGTAACAGGCGGACTTCAAGACCAATGTGGATTTTCACAAAATGGAAAAGAACTAACCGCTGATGATTATATTGAAATAGGTTCTCTTCATAATTGGAGAGAATGGGAAAATAAAGTGGAACATGGCGAATGGGTAATACCCGTTTGGCCCAGAGCACGATCATTGAACGGATCACCTCCAACTCCATATATTTCAGATGATAGGGTTGATATCGAAGACGTAGCAGAGGCAATTAAAAAATGGCATTCTCTAACAGCAGATGAGCGAAAGAGAAAAGGATTGCTTGGGCATGCTTGGTTAAAAGCCGGAAAGTTAAATCAAGAATATATGTGTGATGTTTTGATGAAGGGGATAGATGAAACTCTTGAAAACTTTAAACCACTACCAAGATTCAAATTATATAAGGTATAAGGTATGAGAACATTTGATGATTTTATAGAAGAATGGAAACCATTCCATAATGACATATGTATTTTTTATGATTTGTTTTTGGCTAGGTTAATTGGAGTACGTGAAACGGGTGAAGATTGGTATTACATATACAAAATGCTAGACGGTAAAGTAGAACGAGGCACGGCAGTTGGTTGGTGCGTTTCATTGAAAGCCACATATCCAATAAAAAGATATGAACATATGGAGCATATATTCCACATGAACCAATCCAAACGCGAAGATGCATTCAAAATAGAAAAATATGAAAGTAATTAAAGCAGCAAACCCATTTGCAACTGAATTAGCAGAAAACTTTTCTGTTTTCTTGGCCGGTTCAATCGAGATGGGCGAAGCTGAAAATTGGCAAAAACAAGTAGAGCGCTTACTTGAAAATGAAAAGGGATTGATTTTAAATCCTAGACGCGATGATTGGGATTCATCTTGGGAACAAGTTGAAGGTGATAATGAATTTACTCGGCAAGTAGTATGGGAATTATGGGCACAAGATAAATGTGATATGATTATTATGTACTTCGACCCGAATACAAAAGCACCTATCACACTATTGGAACTTGGACTTGCCGCGGGTTTGTATCCTAAGAAATTAGTTGTATGTTGCCCGGATGGATTTTATAGAAAGGGAAATGTAGATGTTACTTGCAAGTGGAAAGATGTTAAGCAAGTAAATTCTATCGAAGCACTTGTAGAAGAAGTAAAAAATAGACTATGATGAAAATAGACGAACTAAAAATATACCATAACACGTACGTATACGGTGCGGGAGAGTATGAAACTCTGATTGCATATTTGGGAAAAGATAAAGGAAATGACTATTTTCCATATCTGTTACAAAATCAGTCTGATCGGCGGATTGTGTTATTGAGAGAATATTCTAATCAATACAAAGACCCCACACAAGAATGGTTCATTCCAGCATATATGATTTTAGAATTAGCAGATAAAATTAGAGAACAAACAAATGAATAAACCATTATTAGTAATAAGTGCTCCGGTAGCGACGCGATCGGGATACGGAGATCATTCACGTGATTTGGTATTATCTCTAATTAAAATGGATAGATATGATGTTAAAATCATATCAACAAAATGGGGAGCAACACCCATGAACGTTTTAGATCCTAACGACGCAAATCATAGGTTGATATTAGAACGTGTGTTGATGCAACCAATACAACAACAACCTGATATATGGATTCAAGTCACCGTCCCAAATGAGTTCCAAAAAATCGGTAAATACTCGATTGGCATTACCGCAGGAATAGAAACCACCGTGATGCCGATAGACTGGGTAAACGGATGCAACAATATGGACTTGATCATCGTACCATCTGAACATTCAAAAGCGGTAATGCTATCAACTCAATACCAGGAAGTCAACAAACAAACAGAACAAATTGTCGGTATGCATAAAGTAACCACTCGAGTTGAAGTATTATTTGAAGGATCCGATTTGAACGTTTACAATGATGTATTTACATCAAATATTGAATTGGATGCTCAATTAGATGCAATCCCAGAAGATTTTAATTTCCTCTTTGTGGGGCATTGGTTGGATGGTGAAATTGGACATGATAGAAAAGATGTCGGCATGATGATTAAGACATTTTTAACTGTATTCAAAGATAAAAAAGATGCTCCTGGTTTGATTTTGAAAATAAGTAGGGCAACGTTCTCTATCTTAGACAGAGTAGAACTTGAAAATAGAGTTAAAGCAATTAAACATAGTATGAAAGGCAAATTGCCCAATGTATATATTTTACATGGTGACCTTTCACCCGACCAAATGAATTCATTGTATAATCATTCTAAGGTTAAAGCGATGCTATCATTTACAAAAGGCGAAGGGTACGGTAGACCGCTGCAAGAATTTATGTTTTGTGGTAAACCAATAGTGGCATCAAATTGGTCCGGGCACCTAGACTTCTTGACTGGATACGCTGAATTGATTGGTGGTAGCCTCACAGACGTACACAAATCAGCAAGGAATAACTTCTTAATTAAAGGTTCAAAGTGGTTCACGCTTGATTACAATCAGGCCGCGCAAACAATGGATGTGGTGCACAGTGATTATACTAACATTAGTAAGAAAACAAAACAAGCTGCAAAGCAGAAACGTTCAAAGTTTTCATTGGAAGCTATGGATTCGGCATTTGACGTGTTAATGAAAAATACCGTTAACGCAACTACACATAAAGAACTAGTGCTCCCTGCATTAAAATTACCAAAATTAAAAATGGCAAAATAAAATGACAAAATTAAACAAAAAAGATATAACTAGGATTCGTGAATGGGCCCTTAGTTTGGATATATATTATAAACAAGGGGCTGGGTATGGTGGATGTAATTGGGGGAGAATGTTTATATTCAATATGTTTGGGGATGTTTTACAATTAGATTTATTTGAATAAAATGACAAAATTAAAATTTATAAATATGATATACTTCCAATGGTTCTGTGTTAGATTGGCTAAAATAGTCAATACCGAAACCGGAAATGTTGAAGGGTATACATTCATAGGCCCCGTTTTACCTCTAACCGGTTGGAATTCAAAGTATATATGGATAGGAAAGCGAAAATAATATGCAAGAAATTAAATTAGATCCAAAGTACGCTGACCTTGTTAAATCGGGAAGAAAGACTCAAACAATTAGATTCGGCAAACGTGATTATAAATTAGAACCATCTCAATTCAAAGCAGGAAATGAACACATTTCCATATTAATTACCAACGTTGATTTTGTTCCTGTTAGGAAATTGGATGTGATGGATGCAAAAATGGATGGGTTTGATTCATTGAATGAACTTACGTCGGCACTCAAAAAACACTACCCGCATATTACAGAAAATAGTTGGGTGACTGTAATTTCATTTGATTTAAAGAAATACTAATATGGCTAATTATTATAACTTATATCAAAGGGCAACGATTGAAGAAGTTGTAAAATATACTGGTAATATATATCCAGGTCAACTTCTATCATTTGGATATGGAGCTAAATCCACAGCTCCTCGGATCGTTCTATCAATTGGAATGTGGGAAGGAAAGCTACATTGTTTAAAATTGAATGAAGTTAATCCAAATACACTCGGCAAATTATTCAGAGCAGTTGTTTCCAGTGAGCTCATAGATAGGTATGAAAAATCAATCAAATATGGTATCTATGATGAAGTCCTACGAAAAAATGAATATCAGTTTCCAATTAGTATGCCGGTAGCCGGTAGAGATACGACGGCTGAATACTTCTATAGGAATGTGATTAAACCATCCGCTCTGCTCAGAAGCAACAACGTATATCGAACATACACAATAGCAGAAATCAAAAATCTACGAATAGTGGTTCCTAATTTACAATTACTTGGTTTTCTTGATAAACGTATTAAGCAGATACCAGTAACCGCATTGAAAAAATCAAAATTTCTAAGTGAAGGGGCTGCATTAGATAAAGACATTAATAAACCAAGATTTGGAAAACAAGATGAAGAATTCGATTAAATTATCATATGCCATTCCAGTGTGTAATGAAGCAGACGAATTAATACGACTTCTTGATTTGCTAATAGAACATAAACAAGAACAAGATGAAATTATAGTTGTCACTGATGCTGATTCGGCTACACCTGAAGTTTTATCTATTATAGAAGATTATGAAATAATCGAAGGCACTGATAATATTAAAGTATTTCGTAATTCTCTGAATGGGAATTTTGCACAGCATAAAAATTATTTGAATAGTAAATGTACTGGCGATTGGATCGTGCAACTTGACGCTGATGAATACATTACAGAAACATTATTGGCAAACATACATACGATTCTTGAATCAAATACAGACGTCGACGCAATTTGGCTCCCGAGAGTCAACACAGTTGAAGGATTAACACAAATCGATATTACTAAGTGGGGATGGAATGTTAATGGAGAAGGACACGTAAACTGGCCCGATTTTCAGTGTCGGTTGTACAAGAACAAACCAGAAATAAAATGGAAAAACAAAGTACACGAACAGTTGACTGGCTATGAAGCATCATCAAATTTTCCATTGATAGAAGCCTTTGCTATTCAACATCCAAAGACAATTGATAGACAACGTAAACAAAACGATTTTTACGAAACATTATGAACGATTATAATATAACAACATATTCCACAATAACAGAATGGAGAATTGGATACGATTGCCACTATAACGATGGATTTCATAAGCATTTGTTTTTGGGTCCATTTTGTATTTATTGGTTCCCAGATGGAAAATGTAAAATTACACATTGGACATTTCCTAAATTATTTAAAGATTAATATGAACGCACCTAAAAGTAAATTAGCTTGTAAAATACTAGCCGACCCAATAGCATCTCAACAACTTACAAAGGCTGTTTTTGATAAGACACAACCAATCACAATAGATGGAAAGATTTATTATTTAAAAGATGCACCATCGTATTATTCGATTATTGATAAGAAATGAAATTTATATCACATCGTGGAAATATAGATGGAGTTCGCCCAGCATTTGAAAACAATCCACAATACGTAGATATTGCTTTGCAGTATGGATATTACGTTTTTATTGATGTATGGTACGACAGTGGGAACTTTTGGTTGGGTAATAAAGTAAAACAGTATTCAATTTTTGAAGGGTTTCTTGAACAGGAAAAATATATCTGTAATCCCAAAGACTGGAAAACATTCGACAAGTTATTTAGCAATGAGCACATTCACACGTTATGGAACGATATAGATTATTACACAATTACAAGCAAAGGATGGGTATGGGCACATGAGCATGCAGAAGATTATTCGGAAAATACAATTATTACTCATTTTAATGATATGGATGTTGTACCTGGGGTTGCAGGCGTGTGCAGCAACTATATTCGAAGTATTCGAGAAAAAATAACACATATAGACCATCCTCCGTTTAATTGGAACGATGCCAGAGATGTGATGGATATTGTTCCCGATTGGGTTTTGAAAAACTTAGAATAATGAGCACATTATCAGATTATACAATAGAAATAATAACATTCAGTACAATATCTCCATTTATTGAAAAATACCATTATTCAAAAAAAACAAAAGGACTTAAGGTTCAGATTTGCTTTGGTCTTTTTCGTCCTGGTAAATTTGGCATTCCTGAATTGGTGGGCGGAATAATATACGCTTTACCGGCAATGCCCCATGCATCGCAAAAATATTACCCATCTGACCCATCGGCCACCATAGAACTTGTTAGGTTATGTTGCGTTGATGATACTCCAAAGAATACTGAAAGTTATTTCATATCTAGTACAATTCGATATTTAAAGAAAAATACTGAATTTAAGGTAATCATATCGTATGCCGATCCTGAATTTGGACATTCTGGTATAATTTACAGAGCTACTAATTTTATTTTATTCGGGATGACTGGATCCAAACGAAAAATAACAATAGATGGTGACAGGTTTCACGAAAGAATTTTAACAGATACCCATCCATATGCTAAGATTGTTCAAGAAAGATTAAAAAACAAAGACACTGGAATCAAAATCGGCAAGACTGTTCCAAAATACATATACGTATTATATTTGAACAAAAGAGAACATGCTAAATATAAAAACAAATTACGAAATTTTGTTGAAGTATTGACATTTTAATCAACATTCCGTATACTTATATATGTACAACGACACGGAGTCGTAAACGTACATTTACTAACTATGGAGGTTAACATAATGAATTATAAATTTAAACACGCCATTTATATCGGTAGATTTCAACCCGCACATGCGGCTCATCTCAAATCTATCGGTATTGCACTTGAAAAAGCGCAAACATTGATCATCTTCATTGGATCCGCAAAGCGACCGTCTGACCTTAGAAACCCTTGGTCGTATGAATCCAGAATCGACATTTTGAAAGATGCAATCCAAGAATATTATAATGAAGATCTACATCCTGGATGGACTGATTTTCCACCAAATTCAATTCTGAAAAGAATCATCTTTGCTCCTCTTCGTGATTATCATTACAATAATGGAAAATGGGCATCCGAAGTAGTAGCAACTGCAAATCGACTTGGAGCAGAAGCCTCCCCGCGTTCGACTGTTCTGGTCGGCGCCAAAAAAGACAATACGTCTTTTTATCTAGATATGTTTCAATCTTGGACATTGGAAGAACACCCAATTGCCTATAATGGATTATCCGCTGTATCAATCCGATACGAATTATTTGAAAATGGAAACATTGATAGTGTAGACCACATTATGGATGTTACTAAACAGTGGGCATCCAGTTGGATGCATGATGCAGACGGCCGCGCTGATTTCATTAAAGGTGAATGGGCATTCCACAAGGCTGAATGGAAAAAATACGAAAAGCTTGAACATGGATATACGGCAATCACAGGAGACGCTGTTATTCATAAGAGTGGTTGCATTCTTCTAATCAAACGTGGAAGTCATCCCGGTAAAGGACTTTGGGCTCTTCCAGGTGGATATATCAATACTTCCGAATGGGTCACAGATGGACTTCTACGTGAAGTGAAGGAAGAAACGAAAATTTCAGTACCCAAAACCGGACCTGGAAGCTTAAAAGATCACATCAAAACGATAGAATATTTTGATAATCCAAACCGTAGTCTGCGTGGACGTTTACTGACATTTGCGCATGTTATTGATTTAGGATACGGCCCGTTACCAAGTGTAAAGGGCGGTGACGATGCAGCTGGAGCATTTTGGATTCCGCTCCAAGATATTTATCGAATGGAAGATGAGCTTTTCGAGGACCATTTTGATATTTTGATCAAAACAACAGGAATCTTTTAATAACGACCACACGGAGTGGTTAATTTAAAACTAAAATATACCAAGGAGGTATACAAATGTTAAAAAACAAATACGGATTTACGATAGACAATATGCTGAACAATATAATCCTCCTAACGGATGGTTACAAATTCGGACATCATAGACAAAGGCCAGATGGAGTTGAAATTGTAAGTTCATACTTTGAATCACGTGGTAGTATTCTTACCAAATACGGATTGCCTCGATACAATGGGACTGTATTTTTTGGATTATTGTACATCATCAAAAAATATTTGGAAGGGGAAGTGGTCACATTGGATGGTATCAAACAGGCAAAGCTATTTGTTGATGATACAATAGGCGAAGGTGTATTCAATGAAGAGGGTTGGTTACGAATCCTGAATAAATATAATGGCAGGCTTCCTGTTATTATCAGAGCCGTTCCCGAGGGCACTTACGTTCCAACTGGAAACATAATGTTGGATATTGAAAACATTGGCGGCAAGGAAACTGAATGGCTTCCAAATTACTTAGAAACTATTTTGACTCATGTGTGGTATACATCTATTATAGCTACCAATTCACGTGAAATCAAAAAGACACTTTTATCATATCATCATATGACTTCTGATTCATCAACTGATATTGTTGATTTTTTGTGCCATGACTTCGGGTTCAGAGGAGTAACGTGCAATGAACAAGCCGGACTTGGTGGAATGGCACATTTGACTTCATTTTTAGGAAGTGATACCACAGTCGGTACTATATTTGGAACAACTATATACAACGCATCAAATATTGTATCGTTTACTATACCAGCATCGGAACATTCAACCGCAACTCCATATCTCAGAACGGGTGAAGTTACGTACTTGGAAAATATGCTAACGAAGTTCCCAACTGGATTGGTGGCAACTGTAGGTGATTCATTTGATATCATAAACTTCATTACCAATGTTGCTGGAGGCCCACTCCGTGATACTATTTTAAATCGTGATGGTAGATGGATTTGCAGACCGGATAGCGGTGACCCAGTAGCCACAACTGCGAAGGTTATTGAAGCTCTCTGGAATACGTTCGGTGGTACGATAAATTCAAAAGGGTATAAAGTACTTGATACACACGTTCGAATGATTCAAGGCGATGGCGTTGATTTGGAAGCAATTGATGATATTCTTGACAACTTTAAACGACTTGGATATTCATCTGAAAACATTGCATTTGGATCGGGCGGAGGATTACTTCAAAAGTTTGATAGAGACACGTTGAAAAACGCTTTTAAATGCTCATATGTTAAATTTGAGAATGGTGAAGAACGTGATGTACGTAAAACTCCAATGGAATTCACAGCAGATGGTGAGTATGTACAATCATTCAAATTATCAAAACAAGGTAAAATGGGATTGATTCAAACCGCATTGGGATTAAAGACCGTATCTCGAGAAGAAGCTGGGGCTGATGATGTTCTCAAGGTGGTATTCGATTGTGGTAATGTGACAATTTCAGGAACACCAAATTGGGAATCAATCAAAGAAAGAATAGCAGCAAATTTAAATAAGCTTTAAATACAATGAAAACAATAGCACAGATATAATATGCCAATATTTTTCAGAATATATAATGATAAATTGTTTCCAATTAATGAAGTTGAAACGCTCGGATTTAATATAACAGATCCGTCATATATCCCAACTGAGTATTTAGAACGACAAGAATTTGTAATTATCAGAACCTGTTTTGGAATAGGCGATTGGGGAATACTTTCTGCAATGCCTCGGATGTTGAAAAAGAAATATCCAAATTGCAAAGTATACTTACCAAGCGACAAATTATTAGATACTATCTTTGGGCCAGAGTTTAAAAATCAATGGGGAACATGGGCAAATCCATATGATAATATGCGGTATGTGTTTGATAATAATCCGTATGTTGATGGGTATGTTGATTCAGTAGCTGGCGAAGTATACAATGATCATTTTAGATTGGCAATAAAAGAAGAAGAACCGCTTGTAAGGCAGATGTTACGGTTTTGGCAGTTTAGTGAAGATGAAATGGAAGATGCGGAATTGTTTCCAGAACTATATTTCACAGAAGAAGAGGAAAAGTTTGGACGTGACATTATAGATGAATATGGTGGAAACCTTGGATTTTTTGGTACATTGCTTGTATCCGATAGATTTATCAACGATGCCAACTCGAACGCTAAAATACAAACTATACTTGATAATTATAAAGACCTTCCTTATTTTTATTGGTTAACTACTCCTGATATATCTCTTGAATTTAAACGAGGACTTAATCTTCGACATATTCATCCTCGAGTTCAATTGTATTTGAAAACAATGGCGTTCGTGAATATAGGAAATCAAAGCGGAATGAATGATACAATAGCTCAATATGCAACAACGTATTCTATTGTTAGAGATAAAGATGGACGATTGGGAACAAATATAGTCACGTGTCAACGATATGTCAAATAAAAGAATAGCAGTTTATACAGCCAATTTTGGTAATTATGATTTTTGTTATGAACCAACCGTAACTCCAGATAACGTGGATTACATATGCTTCACCGATAATAAAAATTTGAAATCTGATATATGGCAATTTAGATATGTACAGCCAATTTACGATGATCCGCATTTAAAGAACCCGAAGGTTAGAAATGCTAGGAGATTCAAAGCCCTGCCTCATAAATTCCTATCAGAATATGATTATAGTGTTTGGCATGATACTAACTTTCAGTGTATAGCCGACGTAAATACGTTGGTGGTTGATTATCTAGCCGATTCTAACATCGGAGTTTATGATAAAATGTATTGTGCATTAGACCCATGGGACTGTATCTATGAAGAGGCTAGAAAAATATTCCAATTTGGAAAGATAAATTTACAGAGAGAACCAACCAAGGGAGTAAAGGCGTTTAAGGATGAACCATTACTAATTGAAAAGCAAGTTGAAAAGTATCGCAATGAAAACTATCCTGAACATAATGGTTTGTTGAGCGCCGCTATCATCGTTCGCAGGCACAACGAAAAGGATTGTGTTACGCTCGGTGATGCTTGGTGGGAAGAAATGCTACATTTCAGCCATTTAGATCAAATGAGTTTCAATTATGTGGCTTGGAAGCATAATATTCATTTTAATTGGGTGTTGGAAGATGTTAGAGAAGCAACTCATTTCTTTAATACAGGCCCACATAGGTCAAAAATCAAAAAAAGAGGACTATTGATAGCGACTGTCCATAGAGTAGGGGAACGTATATACTCGGCAATTCCACGATTAAGTGAATTAGCTGATTTTGATTTGTTATTGATAGATGAAATGTCAAATGAAATGACATGGTATGGAGATTCGGACCCACGAATTTCATTCCATCAAAAATATAATAAATACTTTACCAATACGTTTGATGCTGGGTTTCATTCAACGAATCAAAATCCACATTCCATATTAAAAACGATGGAAACATCGGTATACGATTTGGTTATTTACGATGATGATAGGAGTAGATATGGATTATCAACATTATATTCTCGAATTAAGGCACCGGTATTTGGATGTACACATGGCTCTGGAACGGGCTTCGGCTCAGATCGTGTGATAAAGGGGACGGGTACGATATTTGATTACATTGGAGTCTTTGGGAAGCGAGATGTCGATGAGAATAGAGGCAATGATAAAGTAGTTCCAATAGGTATCCCGTCAAATGATATTTTGAAAGAGTATACCAGAACCAATGAATATATTCTCGTAATTGTTAATTTTTTAGGAAACAGAACAGCGCCCTATAAAATTAAGTTTGATGCTGATTTTATAGAACAATCACGATTAGCTGACCTACAATCTGAATTAAAGTTACCAATTGTATTCAAATTAAAAAGTAGGAATGACCACAGAGATGTCGCTGGAGACTATGAATATGTGAAGCGAATAGCACATGGGCTTCAGTATGAAATTAAGATGGATGTAAGTGATGATAATGAATTAATATCCGCCGCTAAAGTAGTAATATCAGCACCATCAACCATGGCATTTAAAGCTATTGCGTTGAAAATACCAACAATATGTATTAAGGAAGCTGGAAATGCAGACGGGCATTGGGATAATTATTTCGGATTGGTTGATGTATTTAATGTATACGATGAGTATCATAATCAAATAAGCGAACCATACTCGAGCACATTTTTAAAAGAAACAATCGAAGGCGGAACTGATTTTTCATCTACAGATGTTTTTATTAATGCTATTAAAAAAACAATGAATATATGAATTCTAAAATAGGAATATTACTCACCAGTCGAAATAATTACCAAATGTTAAAAAACTGGTACATATCTGCAAATACTAATGAGTTTGACATTTTAAATATCGATGAAGATTCCGAAGCTGAAAATAAAAAAGTGGGAGCGGAAATATGCGCGGAGCTCGGTATCGCATATATGGATAGAGACAAAAGAGGGATGCAAAATAATCTAACTACAGCTGGAGAATATTTTAAGGATCGGGGAATAGAGTGGGTTATATGGTTTCAGCATGATTGTTGGCCTCTTGAATCTGATTTTTTCACAAAGATAAATCAATATTTGAATGATTCAGATCTGAATGAATTTGGAGTAGTTGGGTTTAATTGTTACCATTCAGAAAGAGCCCGGAATGATTTGTCTCGGGTGGGATTTGAATTAAATGATACAGCGCGAACTCCATTAGAACCGGGTGATAAGTGGTATAGAAATAAAAAATATTGGAATAGCACAAGAGTAGATTATAACAGCGGTAAATTTGATAAACCATTTGCAGTAGAATCAGTGGCATGGTATTGCGCTATGGTAAACATAGACCAATATTTTAAATATATAATTCCGACTGATGAGTATCACTTTTTTCATGCGTGGGATGATATAGCCTTTCAATTTTTAAATAATAATGTATATAATATATGTATACCTAGTTTTAATATAGGACATTTTCAAAATATAAAAGCTAATTATGACATACCGATAAATTCACCAAAAGCGGCTGAAAAGCGAGACTATTTTTATAGTAAGTGGGGACATTTGGATGTGTGGAAGAAGCGCTGGGGGTTTTCATATGAAGATAGAAAAACATTTGAAATGGTAAAGGATAGATATAAGGATACATTATTGTGGAATTTTTATCACCACGATCCAATAAACGGGCCATTGAAAAGTTTTGATATATAATCAATTATGAATAATATAATATTTATACCAAACATCAATAAAGGCGGTGGAAGCACGCGACATGAAAAATATCAATTCGCAGTTGATTCGTGGACGCATTGGGCCAGTAATAACAACGCAGAAGTTGTTCAGCTTGATACTCCGTTGGTGGATATAGATTCTATGTCCATAACGTGGCAGCGGTATTACTTATTCAGATTGATGGAAGAATCAGGTGTCAAATACGACCAAATATTAATGGCTGACGCTGATATTGTTGTGCATCCAGATACTCCTGATTTTTTCAAAATGACGAATGATAAATACACCGGCGTCGTCGACAATGGTTGTTGGGAATGGACATATCGCAGCATAAAATTATATCAAGATTTATTTCCAGATATGAAGCTGGATAGGGGAAAATACATCAACGGTGGATTTCAAATTGTTAATAAAAAACACGTCCAATTCTTTGAACTAATAATAGAATTTTATAAAAACAATTATGAAGTATTATTAGACAAACAAAGAAATTTCTTAGGAACCGACCAAACTCCGATAAATTATCTAATACAACGAGAGAAATTGGAAGTTACCATTTTGCCTCCCACGTATAATTTAGGATCGCTACCAAGCCGAAATCTGCTACCAATTTACAATAATATGGTAGATTCATTACAGCCAATGTATGACCAAGCTTGGTGTTACCATTTTAATGCAATCCCTAAAAACACACTAAACAGAACGGCTGGATATTGGATAGAAAGAGCATATAAAGAACTATATAAATAAAATTATGAAATTACACTTAGGGTCAGGAACAAAACGCATAGAAGGATTTGTAAACATCGATATTCGATACTTACCAGGAGTTGACGAAGTTAATAATGTTAAATTTTTAAGAAATTATAAAGATAATTCCATTGATTTAATTTACGCATGTCATGTCCTTGAACACTTTGGACGATGGGAAACAGAGGACGTTCTCCGTCGCTGGTGTGAGTTGTTAAAACCAGGCGGTATATTACGATTAGCAGTACCAAACTTTTCAGCTATTTGTGATTACTACAATAAAACAGAGGATTTGCCAAAATTAATGGGATTATTGTATGGTGGGCAAGATTATCCAGAAAATTACCATTTTGCTGCATTTGATTTCAAATCTACAAGTGATATGTTAATTAAATTGGGATTTTCAAAAGTTAGTCTGTATGATTGGGAAAACACAGAGCACGCATCAATCGACGATTACAGTAAAGCATATATTCCCCACATGTCCACGGATGGAACATTGATGAGCTTAAACATAGAAGCTATAAAATAATATAATGAAAGATTATAGAATAGGACTATTGACACCAATTTCACATCTTCCGGGATTGGATGAACTTTTGAATTCGAAGGGTGAAGTGTTCAATATGGAATATGACACGGCAAACACTATCCCAAATACGATAAAGGCATGCCAAATTAATACATTAGTATGCAATCCCAATAAACAAGCATATAAGTTGAACGCTGACATATTGGACAATACGGTCGTTTCCACTATATTGACGTGTTCTACTGGATTGAGTCATATTGATTTGGAATACTGTGAAGCAAATTCAATTGAAGTTTTATCATTGACAACGGATTTGGATGTTATTAATCAATTACCATCAACCGCTGAATTGGCTTTTATTTTGATGGGCAATCTACTTCGAAAAATTCCAGAGGCAACCGACGATGTTGAACAAGGAAGTTGGGATTATGAGCTATTTATAGGACGACAAATCAAGGGATTGAAAATCGGCATTGTTGGATACGGTAGGCTTGGTAAAATGATGTTTGATTATTGTAAAGCATTTGGGGCAAATGTTATGGCATATGACCCATATATAGCATACGTGAATACTTTATCAAACGATAGATGTTCATCATTGGATTATATGTTTGAATGGGCAGATGTGGTGTCATTACATGTCCATCTTAATGATGAAACACGCAATATGATTAATATGCGATTATTATCCATTCCAAAAAAACCATTCTATCTGATAAACACATCGCGAGGCGGCGTTGTTAACGAAAAAGCGGTGATTAATGCATTGATATTTGGGAAACTAACAGGATATGCTACAGATGTATTGGCAGATGAAAATGGGAATATAACTGATTCTCCCATCCTATCCAAAATAAACGATTTGAATATTATAGTTACTCCTCATATCGGTGGAATGACTTGGGAAGGACAGGAATTGGCATATAAAGCGGCAATTAATAAATTATGAACGAACACTACTTAAATAACCTAGAAGAACAGGAACAGCACCTAGAAGGGTATCACAGCGAAGATGGAAACATGGGCATCGCTATGCACATTTTTGATAATATAGGAATCGAATTTAATTTCGTTTTAGATATAGGAGCACAACACAAAGCAGCATCCAACGTTGCTCCAATCATGGATAAATATAAAATAGATGGGTTGTTGTTTGATGGTGAAAATAGAAAAAAACGAAAAAGGCATTATAACAGATTGGTTAACAGCCGACAATGTCGCCGGCATTCTCCAAAAACATAATTGTCCATTGGATGTAGATTACATATCCATTGATATTGATAATATGGATTATTGGATTTTGAAAAGTGTATTGGAAGGTGGATATAAATCTAATTTATTAGTATTGGAATTTAACCCAATTTGGAATTTTGATGAATCATTTGCTAAGATATATAATGAAAATGCTAGAAAAAAGGATAGCGAAACTGATGCATCATCAAATTATGGCGCTAGTCTCCGTGCGTTTCAAAACTTATTAATTAAATATGATTATAGATTGGTTCATGTGACTAAAAACAATGCATTTGGTGATGTTTCATGTAACAATGCTATATTTTTACAAGAAAGATTCGATATTAATGATATATTCAAAGATCAACAAAAGACAATAGAAAATGTATTCGGTGTATCATATGTAGAAACATATAAAAAACCAGGAAATAAAAGAAAATTCAAAACAGATGATATTGTTAAAATAAAAGATATCATGAAACATAATAGTTGGGTTGAAGTATGAAAATATTAGTAATTATACCAGCAAAAACAGATTCTAAACGATTACCGAAAAAGAATCTACAGAAAATCAATGGAAAAACATTGGTAGATCATTCCATAGAATACGCATTAGAAAGTAAGCATGATGTAACAGTGATTGTATCGACTGAAGATTGGGATTTACATAGTACAGTTCTCTTAATGTCAAACCAAACAAAGTACAATCGGGTGTTTTGTGATATGCGTGACACGGCATTGTGTGGCGATACAGAAGTAGTTGATGTTTACCTTGATTTAATTGATAAATTGGATATTGAGGAAGGCGGTATTTTTGAATTGGTAGTTGCTCTCCAGCCCGACCACCCAGATAGAGAGCATACATTTGATGAGTGTGTGAAGTATTTCGTTGATAATAATTATGATGATTTAATTACAGTAGAAGAAAATTACAAACGCTCAGGCTCGGTTAGGATATTCAAAATGAAACATCTACTAGCGGGAAATGTCAGTAAACGAATCGGCATACTGAAAGATAATGCAACCGACATTCATTATAAAGAAGATTTAGAAAAAGCACAATTAAAAATGAAGAAATAAATGAACATAGATTATTTATCAGAAGAAACTCCGAATTTACATAGATTATATCGCAATGAAATTTTAAAAATATATAATACAATTGGGTTCGAACCATTGATTATTTTTGATATGGGGGCCAATACAGGCGGAATGACTTCCATATTTGCAGAACAGTTTCCAAATTCACTAATCCATGCATTCGAACCTTTCATTGGAAATTTTGAATTTTTACTTGAAAATACAAAGGGTTGTGATAATATCATTCCTCATAATATAGGATTTTCAAACATCGATATGGATGATGTTGAAATCGGCATGCCGAGAATACCAAGTGATAGACGGCACAATTATGGCCGCTCAACTAGATTTTACGATACAGAAACAGTATCAATTGGAAAAATACAGTTAAAGGATTATTCAAAATGGTGTAATGACAATGGAGTGTATCCTGATTTTATCAAACTTGACGTTGAAGGGTGTGAATATGAAATATTAAAAAATGCCAAAGATAGCGGAATTTTACAAAAAACAAAAGCATTGTATGTTGAAATAAATAACACATTTCCAACGGCTCAGTTGGCCAAAGAATTATTATGCGAAGATTACGATATAGTAGCAGATAGTGGTTACAACCGACACAATTTTGCTCCGTTGAATTATGTTTTTAAATTAAAAGAATCATTTAACTAAAAGTTCAAATAAGTAAATAGAATTGTAAGTACCAATCGTATATTTATATACATAAAAGGAACACGAATGAATACAAATGAAGATGTGATATTGATTGCAGAAATCGGATGGAACCATGCCGGTGATATGACTTTAGCAAAAAAGATGATAAAATATGCAGCACGCACCGGCGCTACATATGCTAAATTTCAAACTTGGTCGGTTGATAGGCTCAAACCTGGTGAATGGGATGATGATGGGCGCCGAGACTTATATGAAAAAGCAGAGCTAAGCAGACACGATCATATTGATTTAATTGGGTACTGCATTGAGAATAATATTTTATTCCTATCATCGGTATTTAGTATTCCAGATGCGGAACTTTTGCTTGAATTAGGCGTTACAGACGTTAAGATTCCAAGTTTTGAATCTAGAAATAAAGAATTAGTAGAATATTGTTGCGAACATTTTCATAAGGTGTTCATGTCGACTGGTACGTCAACCGTTGAGGAAATAGGTGAAGTAGTTAAGGATATTCAACCAATGGGTGATTTATACCTATTGCATTGTGTATCATCGTATCCTGGAAAATATAAAGAAGCTAACGTCCGAAGAATAGAACTACTAAAGGCGATAGGATTTCCGGTTGGATATTCGGATCACATACAAGGAGTTGAATCGGCAAAAATTGCAATTGGATTCGGCGCAGAAGTAATTGAAAAGCATTTTACAATTGATAATGACCTTCCTGGTCGTGATAATAAATTTGCTATTCTTCCGCGGGATATGAAAAGTTTAAGTGAATATGTAAAAACCAGAAAGAAAATGATGATATATCACGGCCCAGGATACTTGGAATGTGAGAAAAACCAAAGAGAT